GTAGCCTTCATATTTCTTACCACTACTTCAGGAACATTACAAAATATTTCAATCATCTTTAATTGAAGACTTGTATCGTTGCTTTTTTCTTGCTTGTTTTCTAATTTTGCAAACTCTTGATATTGTCCAAGTGTTAACTCATTTAAAGTTGTTGGTATTTTTAGATTAACTTTCATATTAATATATAAATGATTTTAAAAAATTTTAGAGATTATTTGCATTGTACACTTTATCTATATCTGCTATCCATTGTAAAAATTTTCTAGGGTTGCAAGAACAAATCTCTGTGTACTTGTGTTTGTAGTAAATTGCATGAAGTTTGCACATTAGTTTATACTGTGGTTCTGTTAGCTTATCCTTAAGCTCTGCTTTAAATACTTCCCATTCTTGTTTGTGTTCTATTTCCATAATTCGATGTCATTCCAAGACTCACGACGTTTATCGCAACCGCAGTCTTTTTTTAAAAGTTTACTAATTGTTTTTACAAGCCAATGTATTCCTGTGTAATATGTTATTGTGTAAATAGTGTCTCCGAGTTTCATATTTTTTCTTTTATGTATTTAAGTGCATTTCTGTAAGTGTTGTAAAGGCTGTAGTAGCTTATCTTAGTTTCTCTGCTTAGAGATGCTACAGACTTGCCAGAGGCTACAATCTCAAACACTTTAGCATCATACCAATAAAGGTTTGATATTTCCTTTTTTACTTTGTCGTAACGTTCTTGGTATTGTTTCTCGTCTATTGGAGAATCATCTAATTTGTTTATTGTAGAACTGTATTTAAGTATAGATTCTATTTTTTTTTGAGGATCATCTTCTTTGTAATAAACATCATCCATATACAATTTAGTTTGCTTTGTTTCCTTTTTATAAATGTTCCAGAAAATACCCCTAAGCACTTTGTAGCAGTAGTAGTGATTTATTTCATCCTTGTAAGTAAAGTCTAAGCCTTTGTTTAAATCTTTGTGAAGCTGTAAATACATTTCTTGAACTACATCCTCAGCTTGACCAGGATTACAGCCAAAAGACTTTACCACGTTTATCCAGTCTTTGTGTTTGTCGTATGCTAATTCTAATATTGTTTTCATTTATTTAGTTGGTTATTGTACAAAGTATGTACCTCTGTTTGGGTTTGCTAATTGATAGGCTACAGCATACCTCAAGGCATCCATAAGGTGCGAATAAGCATGGCATGGCGTTTGAGATTTCTTTTCTAGCCATACGTAATTGTTAAGCTCGTTTATAAGTTCTAAGCCATTAGGGTCTACAACTAAGTCATAGTCTTGTAAAAGGCTAATACCAAAGATTACGCTGCCTTGTCCTTTTATGGTAGGCACTATGTTTAAACCTTGTGATGATAAAGAAGAAATTAGTCTAGGGTCTGCTGAGTCTGCTACTATCAAATTATTTCCAGCAAACTTTTTATTAAGAATATAAATCTCACTTGCTGTTAATCCTTTTTTATAAAAGCACTCTTGTATGTAGATAATTTTATTCTCATTATCAATGCAAGTTTTAATTAATGTCGTAGGATCATTGAATCCAAAATCTTGCCCATATACTGGCTTAGATACTTCTTTAAAGTTTCCTACTTTCCAGTTAGTATATACAGCCCCTTGTAGGATGCCTGTTAAACCTTCTCCATAAACACGATACCAATTAGCCCAATACTCATTGCCTTTGTCAGCTTTGACCTTAGCCTTTAGTATTTCGCTTATAGCAGCTTCAGGAGCTGCCTCATTGTCTTTGTAAGTAAGAACTAACCACTCAGCCTCAGAATCGTTTTTAAGCTCTGTATGAGCCCAAAACTCAGCACTTGGATTAAAGTCTATGTAGATATGTTTTAAAGTCCTTACAGCTAACTGTAAATAGGAATCAAAGCCTCCAGCTATATTGTTTGCTTCATTGATGTAGCAGATGTCTCGTCTAGCACCTCTTAGCTTTGCTTCTGAGTCAGCACTAAAGAACTCTATTGTTGAGCCATTGCCAAAGGTATATGTGAGCAAAGACCTATTGAATCGCTCTGCATACCAGCGACCAGTCATTTGCATGATCTTTCTAAAGTCTCGTATTGCTCCACGCCTTAAGTGTGGTATTGATTCTGCTACTACTGATGTTTCTGTTTTAGGGTGTTTAATAGAGTAGTCTATAAGCATGGCTAATATGCCAAAGGTCTTAGATGCTGAAGTTCCTCCTTGAACTACTCTAATCCGTTTGGATAGCTTCTGTATCTTCTGTATAGCTGTTGTCTTCTGAAACATCTAAAAATAAAGGTTGTTCTACGAATTGGGTTATGTCTACAGTTTCTTTTGGCTTACCAAATCGGTAGTTTAAATAAAGCTGTAATGCTCTTACATCCCCACCATAGGATAGCTCCTTAAGAACTTCTATAATGCGGTTAATATCTATGCCTCTGTCTAAGGATTCTATTAGGGTTTGTTCAGCAGCTTTAGTAGGTCTACCGCCTTTGTTTCCTTTTGTACCTTTGTTAAATTTTCTTTTGTCCATAAATCAGTAGTTAATTAGTTAACTGAATTATTAATATATAAACAGAATTACTTTTTTTTGTCGCTGTCCTTATCGATTATAAGTTTCAAGGCTTCTATTTTTACATACATTTGTGATACTATGTTTTCAAGCCTTAGTATTCTTTGTAGTTGTGTGTGTTTCTTTTTATTAATCATTGGTGTACTTGTTAGTAATAGTCATCGTATATATCAATTACTTTTTCTTTTTCTTCTTTGTTTAATTCGTTAGGAAGTTTATTAAACAGCCTTAGCGAGATTCTAATGATTGTAGATTGTTTGTTCATATTTTGTTGTCTATTACTTCAATTAAGTGTCTTAGTTCGCTTCGTTCCCATTCCCCTAGCTTAACCCCATTGATTGAGAATTTAAAGTAGTCTTTTCTTTCAGTTGGTTTTAGTTCTATATTTATGTACATCTTTATTCAAATTTTATGTTTTCGTTAGGTAGGGGGATATCAACGTTAAAGTATTCCTTAATAAAATCTCTGCATTGCTTGTGGAATACCTCTTGGTCGTGTGTATTGTTTTCTGTGGTAGACTTTGGGGCTTTAATTATTTTATTATCGGTAGTTACAATCTCGTATTGTAGGAATTGCATTTTATAAAAGTCATGTGCTTTCTCTCTATCCCAATGCTCTCCCCATTCATCTGCAATAGCTTGGATGGTTACTGGTATAATCACAGCCCAGTAGTAAGAGTTCTGGCTAGATGATCTATTCTTTTTTTTAAGCCTTATAACTATCTCAATGATTTTACCCTCAAAGTTTTTAAGAGCTTTAACAACGCTTTGGTTTTCGTTAAGCCTTCCGTTCTTTACTTTGTTGGTTATTGTTACTGACTTCATAAAATAGGTACTGAATAAAACTCTGCATACTTTATGCAGTTGCTACACAAATCTGTTTCCCATAGCTTAGGGGCACAGCAGCAGTCGGAGAGGGGTTCGTTCATAGGTTAAGTTTAATAATCGTCTGTAAACGATTTGTAAAGTGAGTATCCAAGCAATGCTATTGCTAGAGAAAAAATCAATAAATCTGTTAATGTCATGTCGATAGTTGTAAGTTGTTCTTTTGTCATTTTACTAGTACTAGTTTTGCATTAGGCTCAAGTTCTTCCAATAATGCTTCGGTTAATTTCCATTTAAGTCTCCAGACATCTGTCTCAAATCCTTTGACTTCTATTAGCTCGACAGTTCCATCGGCTAGGGTTATCTTAAAATCCATATAGTAATTACAGATCTTTTTTCCATTTACATATAATCTAAGTGGGTACTGTGGGATAATTTCTGTAATTTCGCCAGCAAGCTCTCTCATGTGTAGCTCCATAGCATAGGCAGCTTCTTTCTTGCTGTGATATGATCTGCCGTTGTATGTTTGCTTGACAGCTCCGTACTTATTTTGATATCTTTTCTTAAACAAATTTTTTGTTGTTTGCCTAAAAGTATACAATTTATATCACAAATACAACAATTTGTATCACAAATATATAAAACCTTTGTTTTATTTGGGTGCAAGTAGAAATAAAAAAAGGAACTACATTTTTGTAATTCCCTTCTTAAAAGTATTAAATCGTTTTAGTCAACCTCTTGACTATTTTTTATAAGCCACAGTAACCGCTGTCGCATTCGTTAAAGTCATCGTCAAATAATTCTGTTTGTGTCTTCCACTTTATAATCTCGCTATACCTTACATCGCTTCTCCATTTGCTTTTATTTGTTTCTTGGTCTGCAAACCATTGCATTTTTTCTGGATGTTTATTGTGCATTTTTTTAAGTAGCAAAGGACTCCGCCACCAACAGCCTACACAATTATTCATATAAGCAAACCTTACATCTTTATCTTTCCAAAACTGCTCTATAGTATCTTTATAAATATTATCATTTATTAAAGGAAACTCTGGCTTACAGTAACGATATTCTTCCCAAGAATTTCGACCATCTTTTAACTTTTTAAAAGTAGCTTTAACTTTAGTAAAACCTTCGTCGTCTGTTTTATCCATCATTTTTACAGCTCGTCTTGTTTCATTAGCTCGATATCCAAAACGCATAATAACAGGTTCTTTAATTGCGTCATACATCCAATAAAGAATAGGCATTGTTTTAAGTTCTGTTGTGCAATACCTTGCCATTTTATTGGGTAAAAACTTAGTACCTTTTTTAGTTTTAATTATAGAGTTGTCAAATGTTTTACCTGTAACCCAGTCAATCTTAGAGCCTATAAACTGCTCTAAATCTAACATAGTGTAGATAATAATGTCGTCTTCTAATGTGCCAATAAACTCAGTTCCTAACCTATCACTTACTTGTTGTCTTATTTTAGCATCTGGAAATAAACATTTTTTATCGTCTGTTCTAACAAGAGAAAAAACATTATAGTCTGCTGGATAATTTGCAGCTATGTAGCTTGATGTTTTGCCACCGCTTAAACTATTAACTGTTATCATTTTTTAATGTAATGCTTACGTCTCATGTTGTTGCTGAAGTTAAACGTGTCATCGCTCTGGCGGTCATTGTGTACTTGTTGCGATTGCCTAGCAGCTTCGTCATAGCGTTCTTCTAAGTAAGCCCTAAAGAACTTAAGTATCTTATCAATCCCTAAACGTTCGTAGAACTCTCCGTAAGAGCCTGAAATGATACGTTTAAACAAAAGGGTTAGGTCAGATATTTTAAGCATATAGAACTCCTCTACAATCATCCCAGAGCATAGTCTAACTTGTTCTTCGCTCATTGGTTTGTTAAGGTTTAAAATGTTGTTTAAATAAACCAGCCAAGCCATTACAAAGTTAACTGTGAACTCTTTGCTTTGATGTCTTTTAAAACTTGCTAAGGTTGGAGCTTTGGAGTTTATAGCATCAGAAATAGTAACCATCTTTCCAGCATGGCTCATGCAGTTAGAGGGGTTGTAATCCAGTAACAACTTCTTGGAGGAACTCATCTGAGTACTGCTGTCCATTTTTATTATTTTTTTTGCTTCCATTTGTTAATTGTTTTTCTGGATAGATTCCTTTCCATCCCTTTGCCATTGCGTTGTTAATTGAATCAATTGCGTGTTGTTCGCTTGTAGTCTTGTTTCCTAGTTGTGTAAGAGCTGCTTGTTCGCTGTGAATGGTTTTGTAATTAAAGCCAAGCTCTAAGCGTTTATACTCTTTCCAATTATACCAAGCGAGATCAAAGTTTTCAGTTTGATAAGGCTTTACAGCTTCTACTTTAACTTCTACTTCTATTTTCTTTTTTCTATCTTCTATCTTCATACTTCTATCTTCAATCTTCAATGAAGACCTTTTTTTGGTTATCGTTTGGGTTTTAGGTCTTCCTCCTTTTTGTCCGTTAAGTCGTTGTTTTTCTTTATAAGACTTAAGTTGTTTAAAAGACTCCATTAAACGAGAATTAAAGAAGTAGTCTCCATTATCTTTAAACTTTTCCTTTACCATTTCTGGAAGGTTATCCCACTCAAAACCCACTAATAAGGCTAGCCTTTTTTTGGGTATTCCTTTTTCATCAAATATTGCCCATTGTCTAGCTAAAAGGGTTATGTACAAGCCACGTTCTTGCATAGTTAAATCCATAACCCCAGTCAGAAAATCTTGAGCATAAAATTGAAATGCTGGAGCTTTAGGCATAAGATTCTTTTTTTAATAATGATTTATTTGTAAACAGATATTTTGCCATTTTCTCCTTGATTTTCATTTGTTGTTTATTTGTGATTTCAGACCAATTAAGAAAAATAAAATCTCTTGGGTCTTCTTCTATTTTTTCTAAAAGACCACAAGATTTAAACAAGGCAAATCTAGCAGCCTCTCTAAATTCTTTACTAGTAGCCATTAAGTTGTCAAAGGTTCTAACTCCATGCATACTCGAGCAATGATCTTGATTTAAAAAGCTGGCTATAAGAACGTGTGAATGTTTAGTAAGTTTTCTAGACAAAGAAAAAAATATAGCTCTAGCAAACACATAGCTTTGCTTTCTGCTTTTTTCTCTAATATCTATGGCATACATTTGACAGACAACGCTGTAAATCTCTTTGAGATCTCTAGGCGCATATTCTAAATTAATATCTATTTTCATGTTGAAATATTTCTTTATTAATACTGTCCTTAGTACATTCTTTATAGAATGCAACAATATGTCTTAAACTCTTATAGAGTTCAATGTTGTTCTTCTCTAGGTGCTTATCTAGTAGTAAGTTTACATTCGCGAATCTCTCCCAATGCTGAACGTATTTTTTATCTATTTGTGCTTCCATAATTAAAAAGGCATATCGTTATGATCATTACTTTCAGATACTACTTTTTCAAGTATATTACTATCTATGAGTTCGCTTTGCTTTGCAGCCCATTCTGGAGTTTGTTTAATCATGTCCTGAAAAAAAGGGTGAAAATCATTAAAGGCTTCAATACTAAAGTTAGTGTCGTAATCCCAGATAAAGCTCTCATTGATTTGCTCTGGCGCTTCTATGCCTTTAGGCATTGCTGAGACTGCTGTGATATTGGCGTAGGTTTTTCCGTTCTTAGGGGACACGTTATGAATGACTGAAAGCATACAAGGCTCTCCTATTAGTGAATCAATTTCAAAGTCATCAATTTCTTGAGGGGTTAATGTTTTACCTCTCCATGAGTTAACGTGTTGAAACAACTTAGCAGCTTCATAAAAAGTTAGGTTATACTCTATATTAATTGATAAGGGTTGTTCTCCTTTATCCTTATCAAATGTTCTCATTTCAGTAGGTAGTTCAAAATAAAACCAAATAGAATTTTTTGTCTTTGGATCTCCGTTGTACTCATAAGAACGAGTTCCAACGTGGATCATTTTGTAGCACCTAGCGATGTGCGTACCAGCTGGTGCTGTGTAATCTGTTTTTGTTTGATTGTTTTTTTGTTCGAATTTAATTGCCATTTTCTCTCTTTTTTTATAGTTATTATTTATTTATTGTTTTACATCATGTCAGCCTCAAAACAAGTGTTTGAGCAAACGCTTCTGTTGGTTGTTGGTGTGCCACATACTGGACACTCGTTGTAATCGTCATCGTCATCGTAAGCTGGGTTTCCGTAGTCGTTTGTTTCCATTACCAATCAATTATTATAGAACTGTCTTTGTAGTCAATAGAACAATTAGTAGGACAAATTGAATGGTTTAAATTAATGTCTTCATCTTCTAAAGTCCAGCCATCAAATTCATTTGTATCTATAACCTCAATAACTTCTAAAGTGTCTAGATTTATTATTTCTACTTGTGCTTGTACTGTATAGGCGTTTATAGACTTAACTCCGTATTCCCTAAGCTCTAGGTCAAACCTCCATCTAATAGAAACTGTAGCACCTATATTGCACTCGTGTGTATCGTAAAAGAAAACTGGAACGTCTTCAATTAATGTAACGAACTCATCAAGCCCATTGCTTTTCATTGTTTTAAATTTTTGTTGTATCATTTTGTAAATTGATTTTTAGGGATTATATATTTATTACCTACACGTTCTGCTGTAATTTTGCCATTTAAAATCTGTGCGTAGGTTGTCCGAACACATTGGTTTAAATATTCGCTGCATTCTTGAGCGCTCATATTAACGTTAGTTTCTTTAGCGACTAAAGCCTTTTCTATTTGCTCTTGTATGTTTATAGCATATACATCAGCAAACTCTTTAAAAAGCTCACGCATTTGATCTTTACTAGTTATATACATGAAACTTGTTTTAAAAGGTTTTGCTTTACAATAGAGTTCTGTAATAAATCAACTACACGCTTTAGGTGTTTGTCTGGGATTGCCCAGTAACCACCAAACCAATTATTTCTAATTGATAGGGGTTTAATTTCAAATTCAGTAGAGCAAAGCATGATAAATGACTGTTTGTCTTTGAGTTGTGCAAATAAGTTTTTTGTGTTTTCTAACATGGTTTTTAGTTTTGGTTTTTAATTAGTCGTTGTATTTTAAGTATAGTTCGTCATTGGTCAAGTCTTGGTCTAAGCAGTCGTTGGCAAAAATTGCGTTCTCAATAGCTTGTCCTCTTTTACTATATCCATCCCAACCACTCAAAGACTGTCTGTGTAATGGTGTTTGTTTTTTAGGTGCTTTAAACCATACTTGATTAATTAACCAATCTTGATAAGATTTTGGTGTGTTTTCAAATTGCTGTCCTTTGTACTTTCCGAATCTAAGTGTCATAATATTATATTTTTAGTTTTGGTTTTTTAATGTTAAAGTTGTGCAAACAAGTTTTTTGCGTTTTCTAACATATTTAAGTTTTTATTTAGTACTTTTATTGTGATAGGATCTATCACTATTTCACTAATTGTTTAACAAAAGTAACAATTATTATTATAATTACCAAATTGTGATAGAATAAATTATATAAAAATAAACTTATAATGAACAATTACTCTAGTAGAATCAAAGAAATTATTAACGCAAATAATCTTTCTGTTATTGATTTCTGTAAATTAATTGGCTTAAACTCTCCAACTACAATACATTTAATTTTAAAGGAAAACAGAAAGCCAAGCACTAAGACAGTAGACAGGATATTAGGTGCATTTCCTGATTACACTAAAGACTGGCTTTTGTATGGCATTGAAGCTAAAAAGGATGTTTATAGTGATGATCTTACTGTTACAGCACAGCAAGTCATAAGCTACTTTGAAAAAAAACAAGTTGAAGTAGAAAATACTTTTTATGAGCATGGTGTAGAGGCTTTACACGCATTAAATAATATTGTTGATGATGAAGCTCAAAAAGTTAATGATAGAGCAGAAGAAGTAAAATTGTCTTTAGTAGACGTACAAAATCGATTAACTGAAATGGAAAGATATATCTTACTTTTAGAGAAAGATGCTAAAAAATTTGTATCAAAAATGAACAATATTACTTGTTCTAACGTAGTACAA